AGGTCAGGCTGACGAATGGTTAAAAGTTCAATATGTTGGAAAGGATGGATACAGAACAGAGGAAGCCCAAAAAGTGCCATATACATTTGAAGGATTTAAACGTTTTTGTAGAGATACCTATGGAGAAGTTGAACAATATTTTACTAATCAAAATGATTATTACGATGACTTTGTGGGGGTCTGTCGCGCGATTAAAGAAGAGATAAGAGAAAACCAAATCATAGGAGGTCTTTTAAATTTCTATAATCCTAGTATAACACAACGCCTAAACGGCTTAGTAGACAAGAAGGAAAACACTATAAAAGGCTTAGAATTAGGTAAAAAGTTTCAAGAAAAATATGAAGATTGATATTGGAAAAAGAAATACCGACAATTACATATTCTAAAAAATGGTTTAATCCCGTTTTTTTTGTTATAGAAAATATAATAGAAACCCATCCAAAAGTAAAAAGGATATTGGAGTATGGTGGTAAATCTTCATCTAAAACGGTATCATCTTGTCAATATATAGCTAAATCATGCGTTGCAAACAGATATAATGCTATACTGCTAAGAAAAGAATCTGCACGTGTTAAGACTACAATTAAAAAATCCTTTAAAAAAGCGATTGAAACTACACGGCTAAGTCAAGCATGGACTACACTAGACAGGAGTTTTAAATCAATATCAAATACTGAAGTGGTATTAACAGGATTAGATTCTGAAGACAAGGCTAAAGGGATTGAGGGTTACAACTTTTTGCTATTTGATGAATTAAATCAATTTGATAAATCAGAATATGAACAGGGTAATTTATCGTTAAGGGGCGAAGGAAAAAAAATATTATTTGCAACATGGAATCCGGTAAGTAAAAAGAGTTGGGTAAAAAAGGATTTGGTAGATACTTATCATTGGTTGCCTACAGACTATACCTTACCTGACCCTAAAAGTTTTGTAAAAATTTCCAGTTGCGGTACTACTATTTTAATTAAAACAACTTACAAAGACAATTATTGGACGGTAGGTAGTCCGTGTGGCACGTATGGGTACGTAGATCGAAATTTAATTAATGATTATGAACAATTAGAAACAAAAGACCCAAATTCATACAGCGTAAACGTATTGGGAAATTGGGGCAATGTAAGTGTAGGGGGAGAATTTTACAAAGGATTTAATTATAATCTGCATATTAAACGGCATGAGTACAACGATCAGATTCCTTTACATATTAGTTTTGATGAAAATGTAAACCCTTACACTTCTTTATCTATATATCAGGCAGAAGGTATGTATGCAAGAAAGATAAATGAAATATGTTTAGAGCATCCATTCAATACTCTACGACACACCGTTAATAAATTCAAAAAGATTTACCCAAACAACAAGCTTAAGATATACATATACGGTGATAGAACTTCTTTAAAGGCAGATAGTAAGCTAGAAAAAGGGCAAAATTACTTCACTTTAATTGAGGGATATTTAAAAGGGTATAACCTTGAACGGAGACTTCCTAGTAAGAACCCAAGTGTACATTTAAGAGGGTTATTTATAAATGACATTTTATCAAACAATATATTTGATATTGAATATTCTATTGATGAAAAATGTACAAATACGATTGATGATTATCAGAATGTAAAAGAAGCACCAGACGGCACTAAGCATAAATCAAAGACTAAGCACCCTGTTACCAAGATAACTTATGAGGAGTATGGACATTTGACAGATACAGATGACTATTTTTTATGCGAGTACTTTAAAAAAGAATATGCTGAGTATTCAGGAGTAAAGAAGTTTTCAATTACCTCAAGAGGTTTATACGGTAGGTAATGAATGTAAAAGAACTATTATCAATAACTAACGAAGAAGAAATATTAACTTTAAAAACGATTTTAAAGTATAGTGAGGAGAGGAATTACATTAATAAAAAGAAAAGTAGTAACTTTGTTGAGTTGAGTTACCAAGATGTTTGGGATATAAAGGTAATGATCATGGGAGGGGATTTTATAAACGCAACCACTAGGTTATTGAATGTAGATAAATCAAAAATTCTAAAAGTCAACTCTAAAGATTTTGTTCCATTTATAAAGTTCATGACAAATCAATTGAATTTTATCAATGAATTAGAGGCTAAGTTAAACGATGTAGACACGACTGATGATTTTGACAGGCAACAGGACTTACAAGCAGCAGGAGTTCAGAAATTACAGAAGTACGGGATTATAAATGTAGTAGATGAGTTGGCGAATGGTAAAATTTGGGATTGGGATAAAGTTAAAAATACTAGATATTGGGATGTATATATAAAGCTAATGAAAGATAAGGACAAGGCGTCAATATCGGCAGCTTACAATAAGATAGTAACATCAAAAAACAAGAGAAATGGTTAATTTAGCAGACCTTTTTGAAACAATGATTACTGAGTGGAAAACTGAAACTAAGTGCGGTTTCTGTTGGAGGTTTCTGTACGCTCGTAAAGATTTATCAAACTTAGCAAAATTGGACGAAACAAATAAATGTTGTGTTCACTTCATATTAGAGAAAAAGTTTTTTGAAAAAAAATATAATATAGATGAAGATTTAGGGACGTCTTCGCTTTCAAGCATTGAGCATTCGTTTGAGGCTTTTGTTGGAATACCGTCAGACCTCACTATACAATATCACAATGAATTAGGCTATGATAAAAGCGAAGGCAAGTACGAAAGATACGTAAAGAAGATTGAAGATTGTTTGTGTGAAAATTTAGAAGTAAATTTATGCACCGTTTTATCTCAGTATGGAAATCCTGCATATTTCACCTATTTAAAGGTTGAGCCAAAGATTAATTATAAAGATATTAATTTTGATGGTGTGTTTATTAGAGGGAAAATAAAAGTTGATTATATTTAGTCTCCACCGTGTGTAGAAAGTAGACCAAAAAAATGTAATTAAATGAAAATTAAATAGTTACAAAATGAGAAAAGAATCATACATTATACAAATTTTAATAGGATTGATTCTATTGGCGGTAAGGTATTTTACACCCTTTGATATTTGGTATATTTTTATTATACCATTTTTTGTATTACCGTTGTTGTTATTGATTATCACGATTTACTATACCTATTTAAAGAGGACACTATGATACTAAACAGCCTTGAAGTAGAATTATACAAACTAGCTGATGATTTCATTTCTAAACATGAAGATTTAGGTATGAAAGCGACAGGCGATTGGATTGATAGTGTTGAGGTTGTTATGGACGCTACAGGCGGTAAGATATTGGCGAACGATTACACAGAGTGGCTAGTTCAAGGTAGAAAACCGGGAGGGATGCCACCAGTTGATGCTATCGAAAAGTGGGTTAAGGCAAAGTTAGGATTAAGCGGAAAAGAAGCGAATAGTGTTGCATGGGGAGTTGCTACTAAGATAAGAAATGAAGGAACAAACTATTACCCAGAAGGCACGGATTTAATTGATGGCGTACATACAGAAGAAAGGGAAAATGAAATATTAGAGGCTCTAGGTGAAAGTATAATTCAAATAACAAACAAAATTTTAATAAGAGATTTAGAAAAAATGTCAGTATGATAACATTAAGTCAAGCATTAGAATCTGATTACATCGCAGCCCAAAGTCCAAACATAGTTATTTTTGACGGAGTGGATGGTAACTTTGATATTAGCTTAACGCTTAAAGGGAAAACAGACAAGACATATCAAGTAAGCTATCCTTCTTTTGATGGCAATGTACAAATAGATTTACTAGATTTCACTAAGCAGATATACGGATATTTAAAAAACTATATAGACCCATTTGATTACGTTGCAGATAAGCTATACACTGAAACAGATGAATACCATTTTATGTTGTTAGATTTAATTGCAGGAGAGGGTGGACAAGTTGAAAATTGTGAATGTGAAAATATAGTTATTGTAAACGGTAATGAATTTCATTTATCCAAGAATCCTATTAATGCCGATCCTGCAATGTCAGAAACATTAGAGATTAATGATGTAATTACTGATGGTTATTGGGATGATACAACCTATTTACAATCAGCCATGTATAAAGGTGGAGGCGTTAACGATATTGGTAGTTGGATATTTGTTGATAGTATAGAGGAAATAGTGCCTATTGTATTTACACCAGACCCAGCACCTCCATCTCAAAATATTGTAATTGCCAATATTAAAGTAATTAATTCAGCACTTCAAATAAATGAAAACCTAACAATGGATAATTATCTAAATTCAAGATTAGGAGTTAATACGAAAATGCCTATTTGGGAGGGTTACCCCCATTCAACAAGCGTATTAACTGCAGCCGGGATTAATAGAGTGTTGGATTATGACGGTGTAGGAGTTCCTGATATGACTTATGTAAGTGAATTTGTTATAGGTTGTGCAGGTGTGTATTTGAAATGGCTTAATAAACAAGGAGGGTACTCGTATTGGCTATTTACACAGGTTTTTACTCAAACAAAAAAAACCAAAACATTAGGTAACATAACAAATCATTGGACGAATAGAACTAATGCAATGACTAATGTTAATAATCTAGGTAAAAAATCAAATTACGAGCTTAAAATAAATACCAATGCATTATATGAACAGTTAAAGGAATTATCTTCTATTGAAGATGCTCCGGAAGTTTATCTATACACAGATAAGATTGATTTAGATGTTGAATATTCAGGATGGTTAAAAGTAAATGTAAAAAACGGATCATTTAAAACGCTATCAAAAAATACAAGTGCAAATTTAAAGCTAACAATTGAACTACCATCGGTGTATGTTCAAACTTTAATTTAAAAAATGACAACTGAAGATAGAAAAGAGATAGTGTTTATTATTATGGAGCGTTATTGTTGGGCGGAAGTCGGTAGTGTTTTAAAAAATCCAAGTCAAGATGAATTAGATAAGTTCAGGATATATATTAAAATTAAATTGGCATATTTAACAGATGACAAAATTATAAATGTGGATAGTATTTATATTGAAAGGGAGCTTATGAGTTATTGTAAAGAAAAGAACATAGAAACAATTGAGCGATAGGTTATACATAAACGGAAAATTAGCAGATTTAAAAGATGTGGTTATATCAGAAACTAAACAGATAAACAACTTCTTTGATGTTAGGGATAGGCAGACCTCGTTTACTAACAAGTTTATTTTACCGTTCACGCCGATAAATAAAGAAATATATGATATGCTCGGTGTGGTTGGAGTTAATTCAAATGCACCGTATAGAATTGGAACAGCAACATTTATTAGAGGTGGTATTCCAACAATTACAAATGGACGGATAACAGTATCTAAATACGAGATTGGTAAAGGATATTCAACATCAATTCAATATGGGAATATAGATATATTTGATGTTATAGGTAAAGAAAAAGTATCAGATCTTGATTATATAGATATTAACCATTCTATTACAACGTTGAATTTTATAGATAGCTTCTCTAATAATTACAACGATGGTTATATTTATGCAATTGCGGATTTTGGCGTGTTAGATGTAGCCGATATAGATATACAATATCAAACACCTAGTGTTTTTCGCAGATGGATATGGGATAAAATATTTAACGAAGCAGGATTTACTTACGAATATATAGGTAATGACAATGTTTTTGAAAGTAATCTTTTTATAAACTCCTTAATTTCTTTAAATGAAGGAACGGTTGTAGAAGATGATATTCAGAACCCATTACCTGAATTAAAAGTAGAACTAAATTCATTTTCAGATTATAGTGAATTCGAAAGTGTGCCGGATGACATTACTATTATAGACTTTGATATTAATGTTTCAGAATCTCTTGATGTGGATGATATTTTTGATATTATAAATAATAAGGGAGTTTTAAAAGTAAAGAAAAGCGGTTACTACACGTTTAGTGGTGACGGAGATTTCTTCTCTCAAAGTTTTAAGTCTGTTGTAATTCAGAAAAATAATATTAACAATTCGTATCTGTCGGTAAATACGATAGGCGATGTAGTTTTGGCATATTCTAAAAAAATATACTTAACGCCAAGCGATGAGGTTAAGATAATAGTTAGAGGTAACCAATCAGAATTTACATATAATTTAAGCTTTAGCATCACTAAGGACAATGAAGGTGGTGAAATAAACTTTAGTGATTTCTTTGATAACATCAGTAAAAAAGACTTTATAAAAGGAGTAATTCAAGATTATGGGTTACTTATGCGGAGAAATGGAACTACTTATAAGTTCATTCAGATTGAAGAAATGTTTAACGATTTCGATAATGCGGAAGATTGGAGTAACTTGTTCGACAAACAATTAAAAGAAGTTTATAAAATTGGAAACTACACTAAAGAAAATAAAATAAAATATAAATATGACGCTGACGAGAACTATTCTGATGGCAGTTTCAATTTAGATAACGAAACGTTAAAAGAAGAAAATCTATTGTTTTCTAGTAAATTTAGAGCACCAAAAATAACGTCTGAAACGATAGGCGGTGAAGTGATTTATTCAGCACCTATATTTACGTTAACGCTAAATGATGATGGTAGTGTAAAAGAAGTTAAGAAAAAAAAAGGAGCATCATTTATTTTTAATAATTCAAAAGTAAATTCAACTATAAACTTTAATTTAAAAGGATTAGATAATGATATTTTTACAGGATCAATACCTGTTGCAAATTTTAATGAATTAGATTACAATCAAATAATATCTAAAAGGTACAATCTTTTTTCAGTAAATATAAACAAGCCGATAAAAACAGATGTAACGTTCGCAATGACAGCTTTACATGTTTATGAGTTAGATTTTTTTAAACTAAAATACATTAAACAATTAGCATCTTATTATTATGTCAATAAAATTATTGGATTTAAAAATAGCAAGAAAACAAAAGTCGAATTAATCAGAGTACTCTCAAATATTAAATCATTCGGAGAGTATAATGATGATTATAATAACGATTATAATATTTAATTATGGGATCACAAAAAGGACGGTCAGATTTGAATAATCAAGTTCAGTCTAATTTACCTACAAACAATTCAAAGGCAATAACAGCTACATCACACAGGGATGTATTAGATAGCGTTTCAAAGTCTAAGTTCAATTTAATTGATGATGATTTAAATGAAATTAAATTTGATAAAACTGGAACAAATTTAGACTCTGATAAATCAGGGGATGCATTAAAAGAGGTTAACGATAAAATGAGTAACGCTCTTTTAATATTAGCAAAAGGCACGGTTAATGTTGGAGATATTGGAACGTCTGGGTCTGCCAATGTAACAGGTGATTTTGGGAGCGCAACCAAAACAGCAATAGATGTTTCAACAGAAGTAGCGGTTGTGTTTACAACTCAATTAGAAAACTCTAATTATATACCTATTATTTCTTACAAGGTTTCTGGCACATCTGGAAATCAAGCGTTTCAAGCATCTGCATTTGTAACCAAGTCAACATCTGGTTTTACTTTTAAATTATCAGAGAGAACGTCAGAAGCTCAAAATATAACTGCTAACATTTTAATAGTAGCATTTTAATCATGGCAAAAAAAATAACGTTAGCCGAATATAAAATAGCTGGTATTGAAGATTTGATTTCTGATACTGGAGACCTTATTCGTCAACAAGAAAAATTAAAAGAATCGAACAAAGATTTAAACAAGTCAAGAGACGTTCTAACTAAGTCAGGAGAAAGACGTGTAGAGGTTTTGGCTAAAAATAAAGCTCAACTAAAACAACTAAGTCAAGAAATATCTGTAAATACAAAAGTAATACAAGCTAATGTAAATATAAACAAAGAACTATCTACTGAATTAGATAGGGAAGTGAAAAGTATAGATCAAGCTAGGGCAAATACAACAGCACTAACCAAGTCTAGAAACGCATTGGTAACAACCGATAAAAATTACAAAAAGAATATTGAGCTTATAAATGCAAAGATTGACGAGAATAACAAGTTTGTAAAAGAAAATGTATCTAGTTTAGAAAAACAAAAAATAGGTATAGGGGATTATGCAGGAGGAGTTAAAGAGGCATTAGCATCACAAACCCCATTGAATACTGCATTGAACACAATGAACCAAGTGTTTGCAGCTTTCAAACCACTAGGAAAAGCTTTCACCTCTCAACTTTCAAATATTTCTGATGGGTTTAAAAGAGGTACTAAGAATGCGAAGGCAATGTCTGGGGCTAACAAGGCTATGGCAATATCTGCCAATATAGGAACAGTAGCAATGAGGGTTCTTGCTCTGGCAATAGCCGCCACGGGAATAGGGATATTACTGATTGCAGTAGGGGCATTGTTCGCTGCTTTTAAGAAAATACAGCCTGTAATGGATAGGGTGAATCAAATATTTGCAGGGATAGGCGCAGCCGTTGATGTTCTAATAGATAGATTCGCTAATGTCGGTAAGATTCTTTTAAATATATTTAATCAATCATTATCAGATACGTTAAGTGATATAAAAGGAGAGTTTGCAGGGATAGGAGATGAAATGGAACGAGAAATTGCATTAGCTATTGAACTTGAAAGGAGAACTCAAAAATTAAGAGATACCGAAATAAGTCAGATAGTTATTCAGGCTCAGAGAAGAAAAATGATTGAGGAAAATAGAATAGCTGCAAAAGACGAATTAAAGAGTTTAGACGAACGAGCAGGTGCGTTAATATTAGCACAAAAACTAGAACAAGAAAACCTAGCAGAGCAGTTAGCGAACGCGAAAGAATTAGCAGCAATTGCAAAAGGTAGATTAGAGCAAGGATTAAGCGATACAGACGAAATCGCAGCCGCTGAACAAAAAATAGCGGATGCAATAGATTTACAAACTGCTTCTATAAAAAAACAAAGGTCAGTAGAAACAGAACTTCAATCCTTACAAAAAAGAGGTAGAGCGCAACAATTAGCAGCATCAAAAAAATCAATTGACCAGGCGTTAAAAGAAAGTAAGGAAAAATTAAATTTATTCCTTCAAGAGAATGAAGGAAGAAATAAATCATTAAAAGAGTCTTTAGATTTTGAAGAACAAGCAAAAAATAAAAGGCTTGAAATATTACAGCAGGAATTTGATGCAGGCAAAATAAGTAGGACAAAGTTTGAAACGGAATCCTTAAAAATAAAACATGATTTTTTAGCAAAACAAACTAATTTAACAATTGAAAATCTTAATCAAGAACTTGAATTATGGAATTCTCAAAATAAAAGCAAACTTGATAGTCAGGTAGAATTAACTCAGTTGTTAGTTGATGAAGAAATAAGAAGGCTTCAATTGATCAATGATAAAAAATTAGAGATATTAGAAGAGCAAAGAGCATCCGGACTAATTTCTGAACTAGAATATTTAACAGCTAAACAGGAACAAGAAAATGCATTCATAGAAGAGCAAAAAGAGCTAAAATCAGATTTAGCAGAGGAAGAAAAAGAAATTAAAGAAGAGAATGATGCCCTTGCGTTTGAAGAAGAATTATTAAATTTAGAGGCTAAAAACGAAGGTAGATTTGCTATTGAGTTAGCACAGGCAGAAAGACAAAAAGAATTAGATATAATTAATGCTAATGCCAGTATAAAAAATGAAGATAATCTACAAAAAGCATTATCTAACATAACAACAAAACACGAGCAGTATAAAGCCGATATTACGGCAATGGCTCAGAATCAAAAACTAACAGGGGCTTCTCAAATTGCCGGAGGTATAGCGCAGATTGCAGGAAAAGAATCAGCTGTTGGAAAAGCTGCTGCAATTGCACAAGCAACTATAAACACCTTTCAAGGTGTAACAGCAGCATTAGCATTAACACCTCCCGCATCTTATATATTGGCAGCATTAACAGGGGCTTCTGGACTAGCAACTGTAGCTAAAATAGCAGGTGTAAAAGGTGCTGAAGGTGCAGCGTCAGGACTATCTTCGGTAGCTTCGGGGGTTCAGACCATAAATAGCGCAAAGTTACCGAAGGCAGAAAAGGGAATGTTAGTTGGAAACAACCACGCAAATGGAGGGATAAATATTAATGCAGAACACGGGGAGGCTATCCTAACATCAAAATCAATGTCAAATCCTGTATTAAGAAATTTGGCAAGTGCAATAAATGTAGCGGGTGGTGGTGTTGATTTTAGTACACCAAACACAACGGGAATATTTGCAGATGGCGGAATAGTGAATAGAGGGATTACAGAATTATCAGACACACAAGAGTTAATTCAAGACAGTATTAATTCAATACGAGTTGTAAATGTAGCTAGAGACACAACAGATGTAGCTAGTGATGAAATAGAGGTGGAAAACCTAGCAACTATATGAGTAAGTTAAAGGAAATATATAAAGGTTGGAAAAACTATATTTTTGAGAATGAAGAAATTGAAAAACAAGCCAAAGAAAAAGCCAATATTTGCGCAAAATGTGATAGTGCTGTTGATGGTATGTTTGATTTAAAAGATGGTAAGATAGTTGAAATTAGTGGACTATCCTGTAATGAGTGCGGATGTCCTTTAGCGACATTATTAAGGAGTAATAAAAAATGTGAACTCGGAAAATGGTAAATTGTAAGTACGATTTTATTAAGTTATTAGAAAAGCAAAATTTATTTAAGACTGCTATTAGAAATGGATGGATAACAACTACGATGTTGAACGACTTAGAAATTTATAACACCTATATAGAGAAAAAAAATGAGTGTGATCGACTGTACAATAATAATCATAGAAATAAAATGTTAGCTTATTCTGTAACGGCTGAATGTATGAGAGTTTCAGAAACTAAAGTGCGAAGCGTTATAAAAAAAATGACTGTCAAAACATTTGGTTAACATCATCTTCAAAATTCTTATAATCTTTTGTCTTTTTCAAAATCTTAAAATATTCTTTATCGAGATACTTTTCATTAGCAAAAGTATTCACCCAAATCAATTTCATTATAATTACTGCAAATCTAACGAACAGACACACTCCATAAATAAAAATAAGCATTCCAATAATTGCAATAACCATACAGCAAATATAACAAATTGTAACAAAATACTTGCAATAATCTGTTATTGTGTATTGTAGTTTTGTGTTTATGAAGAACGAAATATTCCTTTTTGGAGAAGTTGGATGGGAGCTTACAATGCAAAGCGTAATAGACCAAGTAAAAAATACTGATCCTAACGAACCGTTAATTATAAACATTCATTCTGTTGGTGGTTCTGTTTATGAAGGGTTGGCTATTTATAATTATCTTAAAAATTTAGGTAGAGAAATACATACAACTTCAACGGGTATAGTGGCTTCAATAGCTTCAATTATATACTTGGCAGGAACAAAAAGGACATTTTCAGAAACAGGACAATTTTTAGTTCATTTACCAATGGGATGGGCTGATGGAAATGCTGAAGAAATAAAAAAAACTCTTGAGGAACTTGAAAAAATAGAAGGTCAATTAGCTGATATATATGCATCTGAAACTGATTTGACAAAAGACGAGGCTCTTATCTTAATGAAAGAAGATGAGTTTTCAGAAATCAAATTTTTACAAGATAAAAAATTCATAACAGATTTAATAACATTAAAAGCGGTAGCAACATTAAATATAAATAAAAACAAAAAAGACATGAGTGAAACTGTAAAAATCCCGAAATCATTTTGGAAAAAAATCGAAAACTTATTTAAAAATGAACCTGTTGCTATAATGGTAACATTAGAGGATGGCACAAAATTAGATTTTGAACGCGAAGAGGGCGAGCCTCAAGTGGGAGATAAGGCAACTTTGAACGGAGAGGTTGCGGACGGTAATTACACTTTACCAAACGGAACTGTTTATAATTTCGTTGACGGTGAATTAAAAACAATTACTGAAAAAGAAGCAGATGAAGATTCAGAGGCTTCGTTAACAAAAGAAGATGTAACAGCAATTGTTACTGAAGCATTAAAACCTGTTTTGGCAAATGTAACAGCGATGTTAAAAGACAGTAAAAAATATAAAAGCACATTTGAAAGTCTGGGCAATATAGTTGCTTCGACAGGAAATAAAGGAAAACAAACCCCTAAAAGCGCATCCGAGCCATCTGGCGAAGAACAAGAAAACGTTTGGGATATATTAACAGAAAATTAAAAAAAGATGGCATTAACTAATATTGATGTAGAAGTACAAAAGTTTATTGACAGTATCGGAAAATTGTCAGACGCACAAGTAGTTGCGTTAAGTAAGATTGTTTGGAAAGACAATATACAAGGTAGTGATATTAAAAAATATCATAATATTTTATCCGGAGTAACTTGTAATACTCCTATCCCTAAGGGGGATAAAGGCAAGAATTGGGCTTTTATGAAAAGTTCAGCAGGATTAGCCTCACAATGTGATAACAACACTTGTGATGTTTCTGTAGATTTCTCTACGAAGTTGCAAAATCCTGTTCCTTATGACTGTTCAATTGAAGAATGTTTTAAAGATTTAGCCTGTAAGGTTAAAGATTTCTTTGGTTCTGAAAAATGCAACGATAGCGACCCTAGAGGAACGTTATATGCTAAGTTTATTTCTGAATTAGTAGGGCAAGACCTTATTAACTCGCATTGGACTAAGACTTATTTCGCTAATACAGGTTTAGCAACAGACTATTTAAGTGGTCACGACGGATTATTTGTTCAGTATTTAGCTTTAGCGCCTAGTGCTGCTGCTACTCCTGATCAGAGAATTGAAATTTCAGAGAATGCGACAGCTACTTATGCATTACAAGAGGCTTTAGGTGCTACTGCTGGATTTGATGTTTATAATGCAATGGTTGAAAAGATTGAAAAATCAAGAACCTTAAGAAAGAAAAAAGGTGTTGTTATCAAAACAACAAGAGCTTTAGCACAAAACTACTTGGTATGGTTGAGAAATGAAAAACAAGTAACTTGCTGTGAGCGTGATCCGTTAAAAGGGATTTATTCAATCGACAAATTAAGTATGTTTGGCTATCCAATTCAGGTTGTAGATGAGTGGGATGAGATTATAAACGAATTGCCCGACTATAACGATGGTACTAAGTGGGATAGTCCTCATAGAGCCGTTGCAACATATAAGGATAATGAGCCTATTTCTACTTGTGATGAAAAAGAAATGAAAGACTTTAAAGTCAAGTATGATGATTATAACGAAATGACAAAATGGGTTGCAAAATACACGTTTGACGTTAATGTTTTAGAAGATACGGATTTTATTTTAGCAATGTAAAAAATATAACGATATGGCACAAGTATGTGGAAAAATATTTAGTGACTTTCTTGCGCAATGCGAGATTGGTACAGGTGGAATTGAACAAACTATTTTAATTGGTAATAGGGATGATATTGATTTAAACGCAACAACCAGAGACGTTACAATGACAGGTATTGCTTGTACACATAAGATAACAGCTTTAGTAATGAAGACAGGAACTCAGATGTATAAGTTAGAGGGATTGACAGGAAAGCGAATGATTAATGCCGGGTTTACGTTTAATGATGGGGGTTCGGATGCTGTAAATACGTTTACCCACAACATTTTTGGGAGGGCGTTTAATTTAGATGAGGCAACTTTATGTTACGTTAAAGGTTTAGGTAAAGGGGCTGATTTGTTTGCGATTATTAGAGACAATAATAAAGGGCTTTTAAATGTAGACGAATTTAAAATATTAGGTTTAGATAGGGGGTTGAAATTATCAGAACTAGCTCATAATTATAATGAGAATAACGGTACTTTACCATTTACTTTATCAAGTAAAGAGCCTGACTTAGAACCTAATCCTCCATACATTTGGTTAGAAACTGACAACGCAACAACATTAGCAAAATGGGACGCTCAGGTGGCTACTCCATAATGACTAAGGACGACTTAATTAAATACTCGGCTGGTCAAGTAAAATCGAATAAAAAATTATTTAGTAGATTTGTAGAGTTGTATTTAGAGAGTGGAGGTAGGCAAAGCGACTGTTTCGGTTGTGTGTTTTCCTCCACTTTTAATAAATGGAAATACGAAGCTATAGGTAAAAACCAAGAAAAAAAAACAATTATGTCTTACAAGAACACGTTTAAATTATCAAATAAAGCACCTAAAACAATTTATATACCTATGAGTGGATCTTTATTGCTTCCATCATCAAGCGATGAATTGGCAATAATGTATTTAACTCAAAACGATAAAAAGAATTTTGAAGATAGGTCTAAGTTGTTTGACAAATTGCCAGACGCTTTGATTAAAGAGCAGCCTAAAAAGAAAGTTAAAAAATCTAAATAATGAAATGTGAGAACCTCATTAATAGAACTTTTTACTCGTTTAATAACAAGA